ATGGCGAAAAGAATGATTTTGAACGAAACGGCCTGGTTTGGCCGGGGCGCAACAGGGATGCTTTGCGATGAGGTAAAGCGTCGCGGCTATCAAAAAGCGCTGATTGTCACCGACAGGACGCTGATACAGTGTGGCGTGGTGGCGAAGGTCACGGATAAGCTGGACGAAGCGGGGTTGGCCTGGGAAATATACTCCGGCGTGCTTCCTAACCCGACAATCGGAATAGTACAGGAAGGGCTGGGTGTTTTTCAGAACAGCGGCGCAGATTACCTTATCGCTATCGGGGGCGGCTCGCCTCAGGATACCTGTAAGGCAATCGGTATTATCAGCAATAACCCGGCGTTTAAGGATGTTCGTAGCCTTGAAGGCCTGTCCCCAACCCGTAACCCCAGCGTACCCGTTCTGGCCATTCCCACTACAGCCGGAACAGCGGCTGAAGTGACCATTAACTACGTGATCACTGATGAAGAGAAGCGGCGTAAATTTGTTTGCGTCGATCCGCACGACATTCCGCAGGTCGCTTTTATCGATGCAGATATGATAGACGGTATGCCGCCAGTGCTGAAAGCAGCAACCGGCGTTGATGCGCTGACCCATGCGATTGAAGGGTATATCACCCGGGGCGCATGGGCCTTGACCGATGCGCTACACATCAAGGCGATTGAGATTATTGCCGGCGCACTGCGCGATTCAGTCAAGGGCGATCGAGATGCCGTCGAGGCGATGGCGCTGGGCCAGTATGTTGCCGGCATGGGCTTTTCCAATGTTGGCCTGGGGCTGGTTCACGGTATGGCGCACCCGCTGGGTGCTTTTTATGACACACCGCACGGCGTGGCGAATGCCATTTTGCTGCCTCATATCATGCGTTACAACGCTGACTTTACCGGCGATAAATTCCGCGATATTGCACGGGCGATGGGCGTGAAGGTTGAAGGACTGAGCCTTACGGACGCGCGCAATGCTGCCGTGGATGCCGTCTTCAGGCTTAATCACGATGTGGGCATCCCGCTCCATCTGCGTGAGGCTGGAGTACAAAAAGAAGATATCCCGATGCTGGCCCAGGCGGCATATGATGATGTCTGTACTGCTGGCAACCCACGGGAAGCGAGCCTGGCAGATATTAGCGAGCTGTACCATACCGCCTGGTAGTGCGACTGCGTTACCCGGTTTAGAGGCCCCTTCTGGGCCGGGTGACGCAGAGAGACAGCGCCATCAGTATTTAAACCGTGATTTCGCAGCTGACGACCGACGCCGACAGATCCTATCGGTAATGGCCATTGTTGGGCATGATTGCCCTCTTATTGTGGCGAAGTTGAAGGGTGAAACTATGGTATACGGCGAAAAACAGGCACAAAAAAACCACCTTTCGGTGGTTTCACGACACTGCTTATTGCTTTGATTATTCTGCTTTTTCCCATGGTAGCCGGAGTGGGACTTGAACCCACACAGCGCGAACGCCGAGGGATTTTAAATCACGCGTGTTTTCTATATTTATCAAACACATACGTTGATTTTTCGCCATTAATTCATAATTTTTAAGTAAGATGAATCAACAACTTATGCCTATGAAAAAGTTACAATGGTGAAACTTTTAAGCCTCAAAGGTTATGATTTTACTCACAAACAATTTCTTACACCGGCGGTAATCTTATGGCTAACAATAACATCATTTATGTTAACAAGAGGGATGTATGGCCGATATTGTCACAGGTTTAACTGCGCTTAAAACAGCCTTTGATTTGGCGAAGGACATAAAAAATGCTTCAGGCGCATATAACGATGCTGAAATGAGGCTCAAGTTCAGCGAGCTATACAGTGCTCTATCTGAAGCAAAAATCGAATTAGCAGATGCACAGCTTGAGATGTATGAACTAAAGCGGAAGGCTGATGAACTGCAAGGAAAACTAGATGCTTCTGATGAGCTTGTTTTCCGTGAAGCAGTTTACTGGCGTGCTAATGAAGTTGAAGGTAAGCCTAATGGTCCTTTCTGTCCAAAATGCTATGAAAGTTCAGAAAAGAAAATGTCTTCAATGAGCGCTGTAAACGGTCAATTTCGTTTTGCTGGTAAGTATAAATGCAATACATGCGGCACTTACGTCAAGTAAGGTAGCCGTCATGGGGTGTCGGGGGTCGGAGGTTCAAATCCTCTCGTGCCGACCAAAAATACTCTTTAAAACCAGCCACCTATGGCTGGTTTTTTTATTTATGTAAAATCAAAATGGTGAAACTGTGGTGAAAAGGTGGTTAAACCGCTCCTTAAATTGCCGGACAGTTATCATTAACAACTCTGTTTAGGCTGTGTGTAAGCACCCCAAAAACCTCAACCCCATCTAGCGCGTCACCTTCTATTGATTCCCCATCTTCAGTTATCAATGCCTCACCGTAGAGCTTCGCGAACTCGTTACTGTTATCGATTCTTACAAGTAACGTATCCCCTTGCTCTGGCTTCAATGCAACGTTAATTACAGCCCATCCGCTTGACGTTTCAATTACCCGGCAGTTTCCATCAATCCCGCATAGAAGGTCGATAGTTAATCTTTGTTCCTGATAGTCCATGGCAGGTGAAGGAAAGCCCATTAGAAAATCCTCCCCATGTTACGCAGGATCCAATATCGGTTATCGCTACCGTCTGTAGTCTTATCTGCGAAGTCAGGCTGGTAACGTTCAATCCATGCATTTGCATCTTCCCTGCTGAAGTGCCAGCTCTTCTCTCGCAGCTTTGTGACAAAACTGTCTGTTCTCAAGTAGCGGTACCCTTTAGGATTTAGTTGTATGGCCGCACTGAAAGCGGTTTGGATGTCAGATTGACGAGGCATGATCCCCCCAACAAGTAACTGTATATGCATACAGTATCATTGTTTATTGCGGAGGGATCAAGTCAGGAAAAGACTATCAATTATTTATTCTGGATAATGTTTTGATCTTCATGAGAAGACTTAGCATGCATGTTCCAAATGCTGTCATCTGGCATATCAAGGCGCACGTCTATCCAGCTGTTGTCTGGTACGTCCATCGGCTCACCTTTTGTTTTAACGATCTCACCATCATCGCTAAGCATGTACTTGCGTTTAAATAGACGAATTGTCAGGCCGCCGCTTTCCGTTTGCTCTGCCTCAACCACACCCAACTCACCCATTCCGCCTGGGTCCATCGGTGGAAGAAGTTGCCACCCCTCAGATGCCAGGCCCGCTGAACCCGTAAGTACATAAACACCAACATCAAAACGGGTAATTTTGATGCCCTCCGCTTCTTCGTTAGCCGTTCCGCATCCGCACCAGGTGAAACCTTCTTCTGCCACATCAGTACGCTGGCTATCTTCCTTAGATTTGACGATACGAGCCACCGGCGATGCTGCTTTAAGCGTTCCATCACTGGCTTTTGTGGTGTTGGCGGTTGAGTAATTTTCATACCAGCTTGTATAGGTTCCACCTTCCAGAGCCCGAAGGTAAGAACGCCCGCCTCTGAATGCAACCTGTGTATTATAAGCGGATAACTGTGTGGAGTGGGTTACTGTAAAACCAAAAACAACACCGGAGATCGGTCCGCTACCTTGCCCAGTCCAGAAACAGGTTTTACCGGCAAACGTATTGATGTTTTCAGACCCAGTTCCGATACTGTTGCCTCCAATACCAGAAGAACCTACCGTAACAACGTTTTCACGAGACTCGCCAGTATTAAGAGTGGCTACGTTGCCCAAACCGAGGTTTGTGCGAACGTCTGCAGCGTTCGTTGCACCAGTCCCGCCCTGGCTGATACTGAGCGCGGTAGTCAGGCCGCTTAGGCTGGTTATATCGCTGTTAGCCCCTTTCTTCGCCAGTGATTTCTGACCCGGTACTGTGACGGCCACGCCGTTAATCGTGATGGTGACGTCTGTAGTACCGTTCATCACATCAGCGAACCCGCTCATGTAGCGCTGGTACATCGTGAAGGTTTCAGCAATATCCTGTGCCAGGCCGTCAACGCTCAGGCTGTCGCTCAGAAGAATGGCGTATTTAGTTCCAGAAGGTACGGCAGGGTTAGCAGCGGGCTTAACGGTAAGAGAGGTTGCGCTTCCAATCGCGGTAATCTGAAAAACCTGCGCCGGACTGGTCAGGGCGATAACAGTGCAGCCGTTACGAATAAGTGAGCCAGCTGCAGTGAAGTTTGTGCCGGTACCTGTAAGGGTGTTTCCGCTGATGGCAATAGTGCCAGTGGTATAAATCATATTTTCTCCAGGAAATAAAAACCCCCGCCGGAGCGAGGGTGCATTTAAATGGTGATATTTTTCAGACGTACATATCGGGAAGAACGGGAAGACTGAGGGGCGTTACCGTGTCATTACCAAAAATGGCATATTGTTCGCGCCCGAGATACTTGCCTCCCTGAACTGAAGCGTAACCATTCTGAATTTTTATACCGAACATTCGATACACATATACCCCGTTAACCTCATGGGTCATTAACCCAAACCTGCCCAGCGGAACATACCCGCTGCCTATGTTCACAGCGCTTTTAGAAGGCGACCAGAGTTGATTGAGGTATACGAAAGGTCGTTTTGTGGTTGAAAAGGTACAGGCCCCTGCAGCATTGAAAATATTGAGGCCGATACCAGCCTGCGGCGCTACACCACTGGCGAAGATAACGATGTCTATCGTGCCGGTCGCGGGAGCGTCATCGTTCGTGGACGGAGGGCTGAAGAACCTGACCGTGTTACCGTCGAAGTCAATCGTGTTACCACTGTTACAGCGCCCGAAAACGACATACTTCGACTTGTCGTATCCTGCTATCGTGGGAACCGCCCACCCCCCGGTCGGAACATTAACGGTACCCTTCCAGATACACTGCCCTGACTGCGTGGCATTGGTTATCGAGGTGAAGTCAGTACTGTCGCTGATAAGCAGGCCCACCCCGCTTCGCTGACCTGTCGGAAATATCTGCCAGACACTACCGGGAAACGTATAGGTGCTATCTCTTTCACTAATGCCCAGAGCCTGCATTCTCGAATTCTGCGTAACCCTGCCACCAGAGATGGTGATGGAATTCATTTTATGCCACAGCCCCGCATCAACATAGGCAGTCGCATGTGGTATAAACAGCACCTGCGCACCTGAAACATAACCGGCAATATCCACATACTTTAATTTCTGGTAGCCAGTATCAAAGCTTGCACCAAACGACGGGCATCTCAGGCCCGCAGTTATCTCCATGCGCTTTCCGCCGTCATTTAGTTCTATCAGTAGTCCTGTCGGCATTTATGTCCACGTCCCCAGTACGATGCGGCCGCCACCCGGAATATTAATGGTTACGCCATTACCATTAATCACCGTTGTGTTGCCGGAGCCATTGAAAGAAAAATTACCGTTTGTGGCGTAAATCGAGCCGCGAACGGTCACGTTGTTAAACGTCGCGTAGCCAGATTTGTTAATGTGCCAGCCAACGTTCCCGGTTCCGTCCCAGGTTGAAGACTGAATATAGCTGCCGATTTTGGCGTTCTCAATGGTGCCGTCCTGAATGAAGCTGGCCCGGATGAAGGTCTGTCCGTTCTGGATTACGAACGGCAACGATACCGCCCCACCAGCCTGCGCCATTACCGCGAAACGGTCAGCCACAAACAGCACCTGTGATTGCATGCCGGACGGCGTATTCTGAACACCAATACCCATCCCTGCTGCGTACTGGTTGCCATTTGAATCAACAGCGACCTTGATGCTGTACATCGCATTCAGGTTGTTATTGATGTCCGCTGATACCTGTCTGTTCTGGACAATCGCTGCAGACTGACCGTTAACCGTGACCTTTAGCGAATTGATTTGCGTAGCAGATGCCTGGGTAAAATCAGCAAGTGTCTTCGACAAGTCAGTGACATTCGCCGTGTTCCCACCGGTGCTGGAATCCAAAACGCGCAATGACTCAGCGACAGCTTTACTGGCGTCGGCCATCACATTGTCTACTCGATCGATACTGGCTTTGTTATCTCCATATTGGACGCTCAGGAGGTTGCGCTGGTTAACCTGCGCGAGCGTACTGGTGATCAGCGCGATAGCATTGTTCTGAATACCGCCGCTGGCCTTATCAGTTTGTGCTCCCAGTTCTTCCAGACGTGATGCCATTGAGGAATCGAGGTCTGTGACAACCTGGCTAAGGTCAGTGATTGATGCTGTATTCTGAGCACCTACAGCAGCTGCTGAATCAGCTTTATCAGAGGCGCTCTGCGTGGCAGCAGTCAATTGGCTTACCGCAGAAGCGCGAGCTTCAGTTTCCGTTGCTAACGCCTGGCGAACATCAGTAATACCCGCTTCATTCTGGGCAGTTTTCGCCTCAAGACGAGTAACATCCGTAACGCGGGCTTCCGTCTCAGTGGCGATCACCTCCCTGAGCTGTTCGAATGTCGCAGAGTTAGCGCCCTGCTGGGCTGTCTGGCGCACGACAACATCGGCAATAGCCAGCGCGTTTCCGATGATTGCTTCTGCTGTCTGCTTATTCGAACCTACTGCTGCAGCCAGCCCATCGGCGTTCTCCTTAATTGCATCAGAAAGCTCGGCCAGTTTCTCGCTACTGTCTACAGCACTTTCAATCAGATCCTTAAATACCTCGGAATCTTTAATCTCCTCCAGGATCGCATCGGTGATATCGGATACATCGATGCTCGCCTGTCCGCGCACCCAGTCTGTGTACCCTGATTCGTTGCCGCTGCGGTCCACCAGCTGCGCGCGGTACCAGAAAATCTGCCCAGCCTTCAGGCCCATCTGCTGATATTTGCGCTGCGGATAGGGTACGTCTGCCAGCAGCATCGCATCGTCTTCCGTCCCGGTCAGGCTGTACTGAATTTCCGTCTTCAGCGTGTCGTCGGTGTTCGCCGGGAATCCCCAGCTCAGCTCGATACCGAAAACCACATTATCAGAAGCGATGAAGCCGACCGGTTTCGGCGGATTGCCCACTTTACCCGTAAGATTTACTTCTGATGATGTCGCCCATACTGATGAAACGTCGCTGGCGTTCACCGCCCTGACACGGACCAGATAGCGACCCGAGTAGATGCCCTGCACTTCAAAGCCGAGAGAAGACGTTCGGGGCACACTAATCCAGTTGCCGCTGTCACGCCGCCATTCCGCCTCGTAAGCAACTGCACCCTGAACAGAATCCCAGGCAACGCGCATAGTGGTAATCGCAATGTTCTGGTTAACCGTAGAGTAACTGTCTACGACAATATTTCCTGGGGGAGCCTGAACCCCCGGTGGAATGACACTGACTGGCCGCTCGTCCAGTCTTGCGCCGGTATCAACAGCGGAATAGATATCAGGGTTGTAAGTCGTCCCGGTGACCTCGAAAGTACCGTCGTTGTTGTCCCGCGTTCCCGTAACACGGAAAAGCGCTATAAACAGATCGTCAGAGTCCACACCCCAGTTACATTCAGCCTCCGGCGTTTCGCTGTAGGGTGTGGTGACAGTGACTGTGTTTCCGTTAACGGCCTGGACGGTTCTGGCCTGAGCTGTGCCTGACGGAAGATTCAAAAACAGCCTGTTACCGGCTTTCACATCAGCAGCGCGATCGAGGGTTATGTTGCGGCCGTTAACCGCACTCACCCTGCCGCCGATAGTTCTTCCGGCCAGCTCGTTAGCAGCCACGCCGATCACCTCACCAACAGGGGGGACGTCCATGCCTGTGCTGAAGGTCACCACCTCGCCGATACCGTTGGTAAGCAACGCCCAGCGCCCCCGCCGGTTTGCCTCTGACTGCCTGGTGCAGCCGATCGCAGTCATTTCGAGCTGACGATAATCGAAGCGCATGGCCAGATCGCTATCGTAAACAGGCTCAGGCGTATCTTTGTAGTGGTTGGCAGGATCTGACCAGTTCACCAGCGCGGCAGTGTTTCGGGTGGTTTCACTCGGGTCCGCAAAGGTAAATTTTCCTTCAACAACGCTGGCGTGGTTGTAGATGTGCCACACATCCCGGGGCATATCGGCCAGGACATACATCTTATTGTCGCCCCAGTACGTCATGCCGCGAAATATACCCGCCAGATCACGAAGTACGGTCCAGGCGTCATTACGGTCCTGGATATAAACGTTGCAACGAAAACGAGGCTCCGTCCCGCTGCCGCCCTTGCCGTCTGGTACCAGTTGATCGCAATACTGGGCGATGCGATAAAGTTCCCATTTGTCTATCTGAGTCGCATCGATTCTTTGACCCAGCCCGAAGCGCTCGTTCAGAATGATGTCGTAATAAATCCAGGCAGGGTTATCCGTCCACGCCCATTTAAATACGCCCTCCCATGTACCAGAATAAGTGCGGGTTTCGGGATCATAAGTATCAGGTACACGGATGATTCGCCCTTTCGGATTGCAAACAACCTGAGGAATGCCATTAGGGAACTGCTTTGCGTCAAACTCTACATACAGCAGCGCTGTGTTAACGTAGCGAAGTTTGGCGTCAATAATTTCAGTAACGGCCACAACGCGCATGGTGTCGACGATATTCACGCTCGTGGAATCCGGCGTGATTCTGCGAACCCGCAACTGCCATCCAGTCGAGGCTTTCGGAAGATTGACGCGGTGACTGCGCTCATAAAGCGACGTGGTTTTGTCATCAACAGCACCGTTAACCACCGTTTCATACGGCCCGCCATCGACCGACAGATCGATAGCATACTCGACGCGGGTGCCGACTTTATCACCGTTGTTTTTCTGGAGTAAAAGAGTTGGCCATCCCAGGCGAATTCGCAGCGCAGAGAGCTGCGTGTTGGATACCGCGCGCACGTACGGCACAGCCTGTTTCAGCTCGTATGAAACCTGAAGTTCGTTTTCAATGCCGGGGAAGCCCTGAATGTAGTCCTGGTCCTGAGTACCGGAACGGAACTCATATTTCACATTATTGAAGTTATAACTTCCGTCGGCGTTCTGAAGAGGCGTGTAGGAAGATGAGTCACCAAGAAAAATGTTTTTACCATCAAGCCCGCCAGCGAACTCACCCTCTCCAAGCGCAATCAGCACCTTTGCCCTTGCAATGGACTGAATGCTGTCCGGTGCTTCAACGGGTGTTCGGGTCTGATTGCTGCCACCTTTACCGCGGCCTTTGATGATTGTCGTCGTCATATCGCGTCCATAAAAAAGCCACCGTCAGGTGGCTTGCAGTACGTGGTTTGGTTTATTGCTGATCTTCTGCATAAACCCCGGCGGATATAATGGCGCCGCCAATTTCCCGTTGCCCATAAAGCAGGGGGACTGGATTTCCAGATGCCGTCGTGTTAACGGGACCACCAAACGCATAGGAGGGTTTGTTATCAGGATCCTGACGCATTCGCAGACCTGAAACCTGAGGAGAGAGCATTTGCACTACACCGCCAACGGCCATAGAACCAGCTGCGGCATATAGTGCCATTTGTGTGCTTGCTGCCCATCCTATTGGATTCCACCAGGTGAAGGCCGCAATTGCGGCGGCAGTAACAATTTGAAAGAGGCCCGCCCTTTTACTACCGCGTATGACAGGGATAATTCGGATCTCATCGCCAGGCCCAAGAAGATCAAACTCTTCCTTGCCTATGTTAATTTCGTTTCGGAAGATGACAAAATCCAGCCCTTTCGCTCTGGTCTCGCGCAGGTAAGCATCAAAGCCATCAATGGTGTTAGAAAGCGCTCTGAATACTTCGCTGGCGGACGTTAGTGCACGGCGATGTGTCCTGCCGAATCGCTGAGCCATTGAGCCGCTGAGTTTGATAATGGTTTTTCTTTCCATTACATCAAATCCTTATAACGCAGAATTTTGATGGTACGGTCACGGTAATAGCCACCGTAGGGAATACGCTGGCTTAGCTGGCCATACATGTGATGCAGTAGCATGTTGCCATCAAGCAAAATCCCGGCATGGTTCGGGACGGTGGACTGAACCTGCATGATAACCATATCACCGGGCTGAGCGGGACCGTCGTACTCACGGAAACCGCATTCCTGCCAGTTATCCATATAGAGATTTTCACCCTGCTCCCACCAGTGGCGATCTACACTGTAGTTGGGCAGTTCAATGCCGTGTTCGATGCGGAAATAGTCCATGATGAGAGACCAGCAGTCTGCATATCCGAGTACAAACTGGCGCCCTGTGAGGGGTCGGTCTCCGCGAGGCATGACGGTGCGAATGTCGCCCTCCGGCCACGATGCAATAATCCAGGGCAGTTCCGTGGCATCACACATCAGCATGTCGAGCTCGCTCGGCTGGGTTGTTGCCCCGTCGCCGGGGTGACTGTGGACGATCGCCACCACAGTACCCTGCTCTTCGGCGGCCGCATAATCCTCAGGATTGAGTTCAAATTGCTCAGTTGGCGACTCAGCATTATTTTTGCAGGGGATGTACTTCTCCACCCGCCCCTTCTGGATAACCACGCCACAGCACTCTTCAGGGAAGGATGCGGCGGCATGCGCCAGAATGGCGCTAACTGTTTTCTCGCGCATGATTATCCTCTCAGAAGTGAAGCCCCAGGGAACCCGCCATAATCCAGTTGCTCATTCTCTCCGAAACGAGGTTTGCAGCCCGTTGACAGCAGTCCGGAGCAAACATCCTGTGAAGGATCGTCCACCCGGTTGCCGTCTTTATCGAACCAGCCATTTTGCCCGGCGTAGGTGCAGCCGTTCCCGGTTTTGTACCAGCCCCGCATACACCACGTACACATGGGCTGAATCTGCCGGGTAGGGATTAACTGCCCGCGAAGATCAGCAGGACTGGAAAGCTCAAACTCTACTGTTTCATCATCAGAGCCTGATTTTCTGTCGATGTAATAAACCTGCTTGCGTTCCTCATTGGGATTCGCGGTTGGGTTACCATCAGAAAAGTTTCTGGCGTCAAGGTAATGAGCGAAGGTGTCGTGGATTATCACCTTAGCTTTTGCCATACCCTGAAATCGCCGGCAAAGCGCACCAATCGTGCCGCTGATGTTTGCCACGGTGAGAGACGGCCGTGAACTCTGGCCGTCACTGCTGACAGATATGCCGGTCAGTTCATACGGCCACGCGCCATACTCCTGCCCCTGCCACCACACCGACTTCGGCTCAAGTTTTGACTCGTCGCCGCCTGCGGCGATGATTTCCGCCTCGGTATGCGGGATTGTCTCGTTGTGAAAGCGAAGAATACCGGCACCGAAAGCTGAGCCGTCCACCTCGATCAGACGGACGCGTTTACCCGGTTCCAGTTTCTGGACATCAGATGAAATGCTCATGGATGGTATGCCTGTATGAATGTGCTGCTGAGGGTGTATTTTTTGTTGCCGTGGGTAGATATCTGGAAGGATTCCGCGCGCCATAAACCTGAAGGCTCAAGCGGCGGCTTCCAGATAAATGACTTCCACCCTGCATGTCTGTTCAGAAAGTTTTTAATGGCCTGAATGTAAGCCTCGTCACCGGTAAAGCTCACGCTCCACTGAGGTGTTACCGGGTTGATACCGTCCCCGGCCACCTGCGCATAGCCATCGCCAAACTGTGCCTTTCGGGTACGAAAATTTGTATCAACCTGAGAGGCAACCTTTGGGCACCAGCTGAAGGTTTCGACTGCCATGGTTAAACTCCCTTGATTAATCGCCACAGAGGCGAGCCCGGCATGCTGGCCTGTTCGTTAATGACACCAGTGATGGCATCCTTAAGCTGCCTGCCTGCTGCTCCAGCAGTACCCTGACTGGCCGCCTGGGATGATCCGCCCTGAATATTGATATCGCCGAAGTTAACTGAAGGCACGCCGCCAGAGACCTGCGGCATCCCTACTGCGCGAACAGCAAGATCACCATTAGGTGCCCGCGTGAGTGGCATGATTGCTTCAGGACCTGCCTCGCCGAAAATCCCTGCGCCTTTAGCAAAAGCAAACAGTTGAGGTGTCTGAAAAACACCATTGCTGTAAGCGCTCAGGGACGGAGAGTCGTAAACATTACCCTTCGCATTAAAGGTAAAGTTCGCGCCGGCATTCTGAATAGCGGTACCGCTGCTGGCGGTTGCGGCTGACGAGGCGCCAAAACTGAACAGTGATCCAATTGAGCTGACGCCATTAGCAACAGCCATATTCACCAGGACGTTCTGGATAATCTTCAGTACGCTGACGCCCCAGTCCTTCCAGCTGTCAACGTTGCCATTGAGCATGTCGGTGATCGTGGTGACCGCGCCACCCATGGCCTGCTTCATGCCGTCAGCGGCCATGGAAGAATAATCAGTAGCTTCGTCCACCCAGTTCGCATAACCCTCAGACAGTCCCGTCATCCAGTCGTCACGCTGCGCATCAGAAGCTGCGTAATATCCCTCCTGGTCGCGCAGGCGCTCTTCGAGGTAGCGCTTATTAAGTGCCAGCCCCTGCTGATAGAACGTCTCGTCGATTTCACCAGCCTGACGCTGGCGGAGAAGATCGGTATTCTTCTGCTCAAACTCCTTACGCAGATTGAACTGCTCCTGAAGTCTTTCACGGAACCTGGAGCCCTGCCCGTAGCCCAGCAGTTGCGCTTCATTGGCTGCGCGGGCGCTGGCGTTACTGTCAGCAAGGTTGGCTTCGTAATTTCGCAGTTGCTCACGTAATTTAACCTGGTCAATCAGCGCAGCATTCTGCAATACCGTCTTTTTCTGGGCTTCCGTCAGAGAAGCAAGTTCGCCCTGGCTGACCTGATATTTAACCTTCGCCAGTTCAGTATTCTGACCTTGCAGGGCAATCTGCTCTTTTTGCTGCTTGATAAGGCGCTTATACACATCCTCGGTTTTCTCGCCTTCGGTTTTACCGCCCTTCGCCTTAGGTTTGTTGGCCTCATTATTCCGCCATTCAGCAAGACCGTTATTAATCAACTCCTGACGGCCTGTCTGGAATTGCGGATCACTGGTTAACCCCAGGTCATCGGCTGCATAACTCAGTCGCAGACGCTCTTTTGCTTCACCCTTCAGGCGTGACAACTCCAGATCCCGACGGCTCTTTTCGAGGGCATCGGTTTGCTTTTTGTCGAGGTCGGCCTGAGGAAGTCTGAGAGGGACGTTCGCCAGCCCTTGCCGAGCCATTAATAGCTGATTTCCCAGCCCCAGTAGACGGTTAAATTCAGTATGCTGACCATTCATCATGATCATAGATTGATATACCGCATTCTGTCGCCAGGCTTGTTCGCGTATTAAATCATTACGACGCCGCTCAATTTCTTCGAGAGCCTGCTGTATGCCGCGAGATTTATCTCGCATGTCATTCAATTTTCCCTCTTCAACAGCGAGTTGATCCGTAACAATAGCTATTGCTTTAAGGATATTTGCATCGTTCTCGCTGGTAATGCCCGGTTTTCCACGCGATGCATTCAAATCGTCGATCTGGTTCTTCAGCTCACCAACCTTTTTGGCTTGCTCATCAACCAAACGATTTTGTTCAACGAGAGCCTCAACGGTTTGCCCACGATTTTCATCCGTCTCGGTCAGAGACATTTTTGAGGTTTTTTGCCTGATTTCATCAATCTGACCAGCATACTCCTGGGCGGAACGACGTGCCTGCTCCTGATTCTGATACATCGTGTACCAGGCACCGGCCCCCAGCATCAACAGCCCAGGCAACCCGCCGACAAGACCCAGCAGGCCTGTAGCGCCTGTTTTTACAAGCCCCAGCACTGATGTTGCAGAGTTTAGTGCCTGCTGAGAGGCTGCAACGGCTCTGTTTGACTGTACCAGTGCCGCATTTGCTGCAATCATTGCCCGGCGCTTGGATATGGCATTTTGAGTGGCAGTAGCCTCAGCATTAGTATTCTTTGCCAGCACAAGTTCTGACTGGGCAAGCTGGTAAGCCCGCTCAGCAGCAATAGCATCGGCAGCGGCCTTGCGCTGTGATTGTGTGGCTGTACTTGCCCTTGCGGCGGCGAGCGCTATTTCATTTTTCCTCGCTTCAACCAACTGTGCCGTCTGGCTTCCAAGATCGCCAATCATGCCGCCAATAAATCTTGAACCTCCGATGGCCGCCAGCACGCCAGCAGCAGAGGCAACGGTATTGATATTATCTGAAATCGCATTCAATGCCCCGGTTAGCGCGCTTGTCGCCCCAGTGGCTTCATTTGCACCACCTACCCACGCCAGAAATGCGTTTTCAATTTTGGTCGTTGCTGATGCAACGGTCTGTGGCATCGCGCTATATTCATCCTGTAACGCCCCAAGCTGGCTGATTAAAGCCGGAACAACTTTATCGGCGGTAAGTTGTCCCTGATCGGCCATAGCCTTTAAGTCTTTCCTGGCGACACCCATGCCGGATGCCAGCGCGCGAATAACGCGATCACCGTTTTCGTTGACGGAGTTAAATTCCTCGCCACGAAGAACACCCTGCGCCAGAGCCTGGCTGAACTGCGTGATTACAGAACTGGCCTCAGACGAGCTTGCACCTGACAGCTTAAGCCCTGTTGATATAGCCTCGGTTACCTTCAGAACCTCTTCTGAACTGTAGCCATATTCACGCATAGAAGCGGCTGAACGCGCAAAGAGGCTGGCATTATCTGAAAATGCCGTACCGGTTCGCTGACTGATTTCCATCAGCGCGCGCTGTGACTCGTTGAAATCATCTGTAGATTGTGATGCCTGCTTTAACCTGGCGTTAACTGAACTCCACTCGTCAGCTAAAGAAATAAGGTGCCCGGTGGCATATGCTCCTGCAAATGCTCCGGCAAGACCAACAGCAGATGCCTTAGCGGAATTAAGTTGCCCCGTTAAGTCAGCCAAAGCTCTCTGAGTTTCTCTGGACGCGGCAGCCGCCTGGCGGCCACCATTTTGCATGGTTCGGTAATAATCCTGCCCCATGCGTGAGGCGCGGGAAATTTCCGACTGGAACGATTGGGAGTTAGCAGAGATTTTGATTATCAGTTCGCGAAGAGTTGCCATGCTTTCACCAAATAAAAAAGCTCGCACACAGCGAGCTTCGTATTGAATAAAATTGCCCTACCTGCAAAGCGTCTTATAGACCTCAAGAAATGCCTTGTCGTCCTCTTTAATCACCACTGCTGAACCATTACTTGTTAATTTCCCATCAATAATCTCGACATAGACGTAAAATTTATTACGATAACTTGTGCCATCATTATTTTTTTTGTAAGTCACATCACCACAAACGTATGCTGCATTATCACCATACTTAAAATATTCAGCGTTAAACTTAGCATCATCTGGGTTATTTAATTTCTCTCTGACGATGTTTTCGCCATTTTTAATAAAATCATTTTTCTCAGGCTTGCACGCGCTGATAAAAAACAAACACATGACGGCTATAATTAACTTTTTCATTTTTGCACCTTGATTGCATTATTCATGCTAATGCTAAACCCAGGTACTAGATTTGTCACTGAGTTGCAGCTGTAAGTGCAGCCTCAAGCCCAGCAAACGGGTCCTTCGGTGCTGATTGCTCATCACCACCCCAGCGCAGGATCGCATCGTCCAGCGGTACTTTTGCCCCCTGCGAACCGTAGATGGCAGAGACGAGCTGGGCGGCCTGAATGTCACCACGAATATCGCCAACCGGACTTTGCCTGTCGTACTCAATCCACATCAGAAGCTCGCTTGCCGTCATATTCTGCCGAAGCTCTGAGAGCGTGCGCCCCATCCGGAGCGCAAGCGACATCAGAAACTTTACGCCGGGGGTTGAGACTTTTCCCGCGCTTCGTCCGCGTTGTTGATCAGGTCAAGCGCCTGCTTGAGCAGGCGTGAATGGACGGGGCCGTAGATTTCACGCACCTGCTCTTCTTCGTCTACGCTGAATACCGGTTGCTTATCGGTGTCGCACAGGACGTCAATGAAGAGCACCACGTCAGCGCAAAGATTACGGTGTGCCTTTTCCGATACCGACACATTTTCATCATCAGCACCCGCTTTCACCACTTCCTGCCAGCGCAGCCAGGCTTCACCTGACGGCTCACGGAGAACCACTTTGACGCCCTCCCACTCAGGAACGGCGACCGTCTTATGACGGAAACCCGACATCTTAGCCAGGGCGAGATTTTTAATATTCTTCATGCGACCTCTCAGGAGCCAGACTCGATATTTTCAGGCTTACCTTTCAGACGCAGGGAGAACGTTGCCGCCACTACGCCGTTGGTACCTGAAGACCAGGTGTGCTGGCGGATTTCAGCCAGGAACTTAAAGCCCTTGCCGGAAGGGAAGATTACCTGGAAAGCGTAGGTCGTATCGTTGTCATACGCATCACGCAAGGCGTCCTGCGCCGGATTCTTGTAGAAGTTTCCGGACAGAGAGATTTCTGACGGAGAAGGCAGGCCGTTAATGTTCTCCTGCTCGGTCGAGCAAAGCGTTGTTACGTCGATATCCTGCTTCTGACCACCGGTGAACTGAATTTCTTTGATGGTGCAACTCAAATCGAGGAAGGTTGCGGAGTCCATCGTTTCTTTGGTGGCTGGCAAGGAGGAAATAAGGATCTTCGTCAGCTGCGATTTTTCATAAAGTGCAGACATAGCTGTCTCCTGGAAAAAGAAAACCCGCCATCAGGCGGGTTCGTTGGGTGAATTAATTGTCAGGGGGTAACTTTAAAATCCAGGGTGGCACGGTAGAGCCGATAATCTGGCTCGTACCCGGGGATTTTTACCACCTCTGTAGGGTTTAACGGCTCAAGCGAAGCGAGCACCAAATCTCTCAGGGATCGTGATTCAGCGATCGAAGTGGAATACACATCGACCTGAACGGAAACCCTGCTCTCTGCCTGGCCACACAGTACGTCAGCGGAAACATCATCGACGATGGAAAAGATAATCCAGGGTGGAGAGACAGACGGTTTCCCGTCACTACCTAATGGCGCAACATAGGGGTATACCCGTCCTTCTGCCAGGGAAGAAAGCAAGGCGTAGATATTATCTTCATTCACTTGCTCAATACCTCATCAATAGCCTGATTCATCCTGGCAATGGCGACGCTGGCGGCCTCTTCCTCGCGAGTATCGTAAGCGGGTCGCACAAACGGATGTGCAGGCATGTTCGCGGTGCCCAGTTCAACGAATCGCCAGTAAAAGGCGTTTCTCGGGTTATTCGCCTTCATCGTGTTATCGCTGTTTCCGGTGCGCGGATTAACGCCACGAATATGGACGCCGGAAGAAATCTCCCCGCGACGGCGGCTTTTTTGGGTCACCACCACCACATTTTTTTTCAGTTTCCCTGTACGCACCGGAGCGCGGGCGATCACTTCTTCCTTAAGCACTTCGGCGCCAGCGCGCGTGGCATCACGCAGAACCTTGTTGTTTTCAGCGCGACTAAGCGCCTCCAGGTCCTTTGCGATATCATTTAACCCAGAAAAATCGAGGCTCGTGTCTATCATTTTTCGATCCCCTGCTTACAAAGAATTTCGAGCTGAATACCACGAGAATCAGGGATAGGCGGACCAATAATATTCAAAATGGCCCCCTTGAACGGGCCAGTCATAACCCTGAGTCTGGACGCAGCAGTTATATCGCTACGAAATCGTGTCCATACCCTGATGGTGGCGACTGCGGTTTCAGCACCAGCGGCTACCAGCTCTCGCCCACTGATACCTTTTACTTCTGCCCAGGTTTCTGCACCGTCATGCCACGTTTCAACAGGCTGACCAGAAGGATCACGCGATGTTGTAATGTTCTGAATTACCACCCTGTCTCTCAGTCTTCCGGCCTGCATAATGTCCTCCTATACCCCATAAATTCGGTATGGCTGCAGCAAGGCTTCAACAGCAAGCGGGACCTCTGCAACGGTTTGCCCGATGGCCACGGATTCCCGGTTTGCATACCAGTGACCGATAAGCAGTAGCATGGCTGCCTTAACATCATCATTCAGTAGAATTGGGGCCGGGTCGTCTGAATAGCCAGGGCTGCTTTCATTCTCATACAGCGTTCGCCTTGTCCATGTCTGGACGTACCGGGCCGCCGCGCCTGTGTAAATCTCCAGCAGAGCATCATCACCCGTAAAGTCGGTATCAATGCGGCAATGCTGTTTCACCACATTCTGATCAAGCATTTGTTTGCCCCAAAAAAAGCGGCCCGAAGGCCGCCATTGATTTTAGCTACCAGCACCGGACAGGTCGCCCCAGACAAATGCTTCTGGACGGTATACCGCCAGCGCCGCACGCTCTTCGCAACGAATCGAGATCATGTTTTTCTCGAAATCGTCGGCGTTCTCGGTTGAAATAACCACGTTGGCTTCTTCACGGTCGAACAGTTGCGCACCAGCATTAAATGCGCCCGTAAGGAACTTACCGATAAACTGCGCGGTCTCAGTCGCCACCACTGGCAGCGCCCACAATGTCGGCGTAGTGAGCTGCGCCGGGTTCGCCAGGATGTAACGACCAAGCTCATCTTTGGTCAGCTCAATTTTGGCCCAGTCGATGAAGTGCAGCACATGTCCTGATGCAGGGAAGCGCGCCAGTTGCGCCTGAAGCATCGCCAGACGCAGGCGGTCAATACCTGTTTCACGCTCTACCGCAAATGCCGGATTAAACGCCGTCGCCTGCGGAATGATGCCCTTCAGATGTGCGCCGGTGCCGTCGCCGAATAGAATTTCCTGCTCTTCAGCATATTTCAGGCCGTAGCGCATCTCAGCGTCGATAGTTGACTGAAGCTGTGCAAAATCGTCCAAGATCTGTTTGGATGCTTTGAACATGTGCGCAATGGTGCGCACGGGCGTTGTTTCTTCAGCGAACTCAATTTCACTGTAAGGTTTGGTGGTATTTTCCGGAACAGCAGCGGCGTTATTAGTGAATCCTGTCTGTTTCACGTAATAAATGGTGTTGGACTGCGTGCGGCCCGGGGAGATAAGGTCACGGATGAACAGACGCTGCTTTGGTGTAGTGTCGATACCGGGCAGGCGCTGCGGAGCGACAATGGTTCCACCTACATCCACTGTGGTCAGTGCCGCCTTAACAGGCACGGCAATACGTTTATTACCTTCTAGGCTTGAGCGAATGTCTTTCATCATGTCAGCAGAAACTACCTGCTGACCGACGGACTGAATAACTTCCTTTGCGGCATTCAGCGGCATATTTGCCACATGCTGCTCAAGCTCCCCCAGGGAAGCGGCCAACGTTTTATGCGCACCGTTAAGGGCATTAAATTCGGTAGCAATTTTATCCACCGACTCTTTGGTTTCTGCGGAAAGCTTGCCTGAGGCCTGAGCCTCGTTAATCGCTTTTTCCGCCTTCTGGCTGAATTCACCAGATACTTCTTCCAGCTTCGCAGAAACTTTTTTCAGCAATTCGTTTACATCAGACATATTTATTCCTTATTTGCCGAACGCGGCCAGCGCGTTTTCAAGCGTTTGAATGTTTTCGGGGTTTATTTGGTCGGTAGCGCCCGGCATACCGTCAGGATTGGTGGCAGCGCCAGGCATGCCACCGGATAAGGCTTTAATGAGTTTTCTGCGCTCAGAGCGCGGGGTGTTGGTTTTAGCCAGCAGCGCATCAAGTTTGCGAAGCGCGGCCGCGGGTGATTCATCGCCATCACTGACCGCATCAGCAGAAAGCAGGCTGTCTGCCAGTCCCTTCGCCACAGCGTCACTGCCACCGATATAGCTTTCCGCGTCCATCAGCTTCTGCACAGCGGCCATATCAAGGCCGGAGCGCGCCGCGTAGATGTCAGCCATAGCGGTATCGAAGGGTTCCAGTGACTGTGCCAGTTCTGCAAAATCATGGCGGTTTCCCATCGCATATACCCAGCAGTTGTGGATCATCAGGAAGGCACCGCGGCCAATCTGAATATCATCCCCGGCCATCGCAATTATCGAGGCGGCGCTGGCGGCAATGCCCAGCACCTTCACCGTTACACGGCCTTCGTATTCGCGGAGCAGGTTGTAAATAGCCAGACCTTCGAACATGTCGCCGCCCGGTGAGTTGATATTCACCGTGACGTCGGCGCCGTTCATCGCCCGAAGCGCACCGGCAATACGTTTAGCTGTTACCCCTTCGCCCCAGTAGTCCTGTCCGATAACATCAAAAACAGAAATGCTGTTATCGTCGGTGGCCGCCGCTTTGATCCCGCCGTCCCAGCGGTCCAGTGCGGACGGTAATGTTTCACAGGTAACGCGCGCGCAGGGGCGACCCGCCGGTGCTACCGGAAGTTGTTTTTTGCTCATCAGGAAAGTGCTCCTAAGCGGCCTGTTTCAGCGGAGATTGTTCAAAGGAAATGTCAGGGAATATGTGGTTATGCAATTCTCTCAAGGCCAGAGCCTGAACAGCAGGATTGCTGCTTTCGAGATTTTTCAGTTGCGTCAGGTTGAGCTGAACGGTGTAAATGTCGCCCCCTTCAATCGGTGGCATATTTTCAAGGCGACGCACGTCATTGCGGGACATCCACCCATTCTGGAGCGCGCTGGTATAGTACGCAGCACGACCGGCACTATCGGCACGCAGCAGTCCTTCTACGGAGAACTCCGCGAATACCTCATCATCGCTGTCCAGCAGGCACCGTCCAATTTCCTGTTCGATGTTCACCAGCAGGGGACGCAGGGTATGCGTCAGGAACTGGAGGTTCATGCCCTCCAGACTGGATGCCCAGCTGCTTTGCTTCGTGGTATGACCGACCATGAAAGGTGGAACGCGAAACCAGCGACAGATTTCCTCAATACTGAAAGAGCGGCTTTCCAGCATCTGGGCGTCTTCCGGATTCATGGTGACGCCCTGATACTTCAATCCGCCTTCAAGTACCATTATTTTCCCGGCGTTTTTTGAGCCGGTAAATGCAGCCATGTAGCTGCGAAGTCTTTCACGTTGTTCGTCAGACAGCGCATTATCAGCGGAGAGAAAACCTGAACTCTGAAGCCCCTGTTCAAATATCTTTGCAGCAGACTCCTCAACCGCCATTGCAGAACCGAACACATCCCGGCCTGTTTTCATCGGCATCATGCCGCAAACACCGTCCAGACCAAACCCGCGAATGTGCATGATGTTTTTGACGGGAATGACGCGCTCGTTACCATTTTCAGTGTATTTGTATTCCAGCGCCCCGGTAGTGAGACGTTTAACCACCATGTTCTGCGGAAGCAAAGGCACCAGCGAAACCAGGCGGTTTGCGATGAATTTCTTCTCAATGAAGGCGTTCCCGCGCAGGCAAATACTGGCGACAACCATCAACATAAAGCGTGATGGTGTCATTTCTAAATTGGGTCGTCGGCACAGTATCGAATAGGCCGGATGATCGGTTGCTGCTTTACGCGAACCGTCAGGCTGTCGAACGTATATTTTCAGCGGAAGGGTTGAAATAGACTCGCTTAACAGTCTTACGCATGCCCACACAGCAGATAGCTGGATGGCTTTATCGGCCGTGACCACCTTTCCGCTACTGCTGGTGCCAAACCATTCCTCCCAGAACGTGCCGGTAGTCAGGCTGATAGGCACCCCAAGCCAGTTAAGCAGAGCGCTTTTCACCCTGCCTGGCTGTTTGTTTTTTTTCATCAGAAACCTACCATGATGGGATTATTGAAGAATCCGGAGAGATCCTGCTGGTCGTTGCCGCCGTTAACCAGAACGCGGCTCATTGCTGTGAACAATGCCGCCGGGCCATCAATCTTGGCCTCTGGTGTGGACTTGTTCGGGAAAATGTTCTCGTTCCGGTCAGGTTTGACGGTTACGTTGGACATCATCCAGTTCATTACCGGGTGATCGCTGTGATGGAAGCGGCCACCGTATACCAGTGCTTCGACCTCTTTCATCGCCTCAGAGAAATTGCGAACCGTCTGCGGCACTTCCACCAGCGGCAGCCCTTCTTCTGCCAGCGCAAGGCTGAACTGCGTCGCACTCCACGGGTCGAAGCCAATTTCTTTCAGACTCTCGCCAGCAACCCACACCTGCAGCTCTTCCTTAATCTGAGCATGGTCGATTACATCCCCGTCGGTAAGGATCAGCTTGTCCATCTCGGCCCACTTACGATAGAGCTCTGCCATCTGGCGGGAACACTTCTCAAGGCGTCCCTCCGGCAGCCAGAATTTAAAATCCGCATGAACGTGGCCACCTGGCGCGCGCCAGACTTTAGCGGCTGCACAGATATCAATTTTGTTTGAAAGGTCAACGCCCACCCAGGAGGGATAGGTTTTAAGTTCGTGCTGCGGGGCGATAAACTCGCATTTTTCCCATTTCATCATGTCCATCCAGGCAGACTCAGCGGTAACCCAGATATTCATGTGTTTGGTGAAAAAGTTAATCCTGGCCGAAACCTGCTCTTTCGCCTTTTTAGCCAGGCGGCGCAGGTCATCCCAACGCTTACAGATACCCAGCCCCGGATTCGCCTTCTGCCAGACTTTTTCATCGAAGGGATCGTCACCTTCATCTAAGGTGTAGATGATGGCAAAAAACGTATCGTCTTTAACCAGGCCGCGCAGGACCTTGATTGCGTAATCGCGTAGTTCGTAACAGATACCTTCTTTGTTGAAGCCGGCGGTGGTGATACCGAAAAGCAGAGATTGCAGGCGCGCGCCGGTGGCCGTCTCAAGAACGTCCCAGACGTCACGGGTTTTATGAGCATGCAGCTCGTCGACGATGGCGCAATGAATGTTCAGGCCGTCGAGGTTGTTCGCATCTGATGATAAAGGCTCGAATTTGGAGGCCGTTTGCTCTTGGTAGATAGCGAGCTTGTTGAATTCGAAAATCCGCCCAAGAGTGGCTTTCGCCTTCTTGACCATATTTTTCGCGTCTTCAAAAACAATTCGCGCCTGGTCACGGGTGGTTGCAGCGGAATAAACCTCCGCTCCGCCTTCGCCGTCTGCGCCAGCCATATAAAGCCCCACACCGGAGCAAAGCGTTGATTTGGCATTTTTACGGGCCACCTCAACATCTGCTGTACGGAAACGCCGAACCATCACCGGCCGACCGCTGCCGTCGTTACGCAGGACGGTTTCTCCCGTTTCTTCGTTAACCAGTGGGATAACAAAACCAAAAATATTAATCAGGATAAAAACATGCCAGTCCATCAGCTCGATAGGCTGGCCTGCCAGCGCGCCTTTTACGTGAGGCACAAAATTATAGAAATTCAGAATGTGCTGCGCGCGCGGCTCACTGAAGAAAATACCGCGCTCTTCGCCATGTGCCAGATCGTCAAGAAAACGCTGGCAGGCAAGGCGCACATACTCACAGGCAATAATTTCCCCCGCCACCACCCTCTCGGCGTAGCGGATGCCTTCTGCAACCTTAGCCATTAATCCCTCGCATTCATAAACTCGGTCAGCGGATCAACCGCATCAGGACCTTTGGCATTAACCTTAGAACGGCTGGCTGGCGTCATGCCAAACTCACCGAGCATGGCGCGCAGACGTTTCCAGGCATCAGCTTTCATGATGGCCGCCGGGTGAGCCTTTATCAGCACATCCCCGCTCTGCGTTTCGGTCCGGTAGGTGTAGCCCTCAACTTCAAGCGTGTCGCAGTGATGCCGGTATTCGGTATAAGCCTCAACAAGCAGCTCAAGGGCTCTGGCGTCCAGCTGAGACATCACACCGATAGCATCAAGCTCGTCGGCCATCCGTTTAAACCAGTATTTCCCCTGCTTATCGAAATGCTTCGGCGTTGGTGGTACCCCTGAAGGGGGTTTTGGTTCGTTCTCATTGATCGGGCGCTTTGATGGGTTACCCCTCACCAAACGTAGATGGGTCGGGGTTTTCGGTGGTCCAGACATAATCGAAAACTCCTATTAATCATCGAATGGGGTACCCCTAAAAAAAGTTTTCTAACCTGCGGCGATGTGAAAAGAGGTTAGGCGGCGGTCCTTTAGGGTGATTTCCCTGAGGTTTTTACCCGCCCTCCCCCAGACCGCGCAAATGAGAGCAGATATCATTTAACCGACTCATGCACGATTTTCGCCAGTTTCCGGCTCGGGGGACCACTGTTACCAATGCGAGGGCTGAACACCTTACTGATGTCCCAGCCTGCCTTCAGTCGATACTCAATGGAGTTTCTCGAAATACCCAGGTAATCCGCCCATTCGTTAAGACACATCGTCTTGCCGTGAGCGGTATATCTGCGGTCGGAGTTCTCTCGCATTGTCTTTCTCATCTTGTCTACGCCTCGCTTCTGATTGCACACAGGGCAACTTGGCACAAGATTGTCAGGCTCGTTATTGGTCTTACAGTCATCGAGGTGGTCGATGTGAAGGGTGTCCCAGCCAACGGTTTTTGCACACCAGTGACAACGGAACGGTCCAGCCCCATGTTTGTCGTAATAGACTTTCCGGTGCTCGTAAACACGAGGACTCCCACATGCCAAAGGATGATCGGGCGCATACACCAGCAGATATCCGCCAGTGTGCTCCAGCTTGCCATCCTTTCTTGTGCTGAGCTTCTCTGTCGTTCCATGACGCCGGACGCGCATGTAATGCTTTTCACAGTAGTGGCTGTTACGGGATCGTACCGATAATTCGCATCCATCCACAATGCAGGCAGCATGGGCGTGCGGAAGCCCTGAACCATGTTTCGATTCAGTCATCTTCACCTCGTTACTTAATTTCTGTTCAGGCGCTCGCGTGCTGTCTTAGCTTTATGGCAGCCGCGGCAAATTGATTCCAGATTAGAAAGATCGTCAGTGCCACCGTGAGCTTTCGGCTTTATGTGGTCCACCGTCTCAGCGGGTGTATACCTTCCATTTCGCAGGCATTCCTGACAAAGGTGTTTATCTCTGTCGAGAACGATTGGACGCAGCCTGTCCCACTTGCTGCCATAACCTCGCTGATGCCTGCTCTGTCCTCGCTGATGCTGCTGCCAGCCTTCGTTAAGGTGCTGGGGACAATAGCCTGAGCGGTCTGTGGTTGTGCCAGGACAGCCACGCTTGCGGCATGCTCTCGGTATTAACGCAGGCATCAGGCTAACCTCCACGCCAGACGGCGTTCTGTACGTGGCGCTGAGTCAGGGTGACGCTCAACCGGTTCACCATCTGCATGGTCCACCAGCGAGTAACACGGATAAACCACAGCGCCGCCATAGGCATCACCAACGGCATAATCGGCAGGCTTGCTGCTGTCCCACCGAGCCAGCACACGTTCAATGTGTTGCTGTGGGACGCTGTAGCAGACACCGTGTATCAGTCGCGGCAGCGTGATGTAGTCAGCCTGAGTCTTATCAGCAACAATCAGCCGTTCGGCTATCGGCATTTGATACTGTGGCGGGCGGCCGGTACCGAGATAAAAGCTCACGAGCGCCTCGGGAAAACGAGCAAGCCACTCATCCATCAATTCTGTAAAACCAGCAACTGGAAGCGCATCGTCCTCACACACCACTACCCGGCAAGGTTGCTCAGCAGCCCATTCGATAGCGCGACGATGATTCCAGTTCGCGCCGCGGTTACCGTCATCAATAAGCAGATGAGCATCCAGCAGCGAGGCAAGTCGTTGCGCATGACCTATGCGCGAGTGATGGCCAACCACAACAAACTTCACTTGTGTTTCCACCATGCGGCCTCCTTACCAAATCCGTCAGTTTTAAAGATGGTGTGAACCTTAGGGCCTGTGACGATTCGATCACCGAATGACTTTGCAGCCATACCGAACGCGCCCATATCCACCAGCGTTGCGGGTGCTGTCTCCATTTTCCAGAAGCGATGGCTCTCTATCCGGTAGTAAAGGCGGATGATCCGGTGTGCAAACTCCATGACGTCCTCACGGCTGCCACCAAGCAGACCAGCATTAAGCAAAGGTTCGTCGCGGTGCCGCTCCAGAAATTGTCGGTATGCACTGCCGTGGTGATTGACCCTCATCCATTCGTCGGCATACGTCTTATGCTCTGAGCCCACGTAAATTTTACCCGGCTCCATTTCTGCCCATGGCTCTCGCAACATTTCGACGTCAGTACCGTCCGTACACCAGACAAGATGATACTCAGGATGCGCACGCAGAAACTGATAGATGTGTAGCCAGCGAGCAAAGTAAGGGCTCATGTTCACCAGCGGAACTTCAAACAGGCCGGCACCAGTCGGCGACTCTTTTAATTCGTCAGCCAGGACAATCGGCAGCGCGCCGGATATTGAGTCTGCCCAAGCCTGCAGAGCCTGCGGGTCGGGTTTCATCTTCCCGGCGCGCTGTGGGTCTGGCTGGTTCGTGAGCAGCGTCGTAATCACCAGGTTCGGATTGGTACCGTATGACGCGAATCCGGTATAACCACTATCGCGTCTGGCGTTGAATATCCCAACGTTGCGTTTCACCAGTGCTTCACGGTCAGGCCGGGGAATTGAGCGCGTGCCCTCTTCGTGCTCATCCATTGAGTGAATCAGCTTTTCAGAGCCGACCACATCAGCGAACGCCCAGGTCGATAACCCGGCATTGTGAATGCGTAGCGCCAGATCGGGATGCTCGTACATGCCGCGACCGTATACAGGATCGAATCCGCCAACCTTCTCGATGGCGCTGCGGTGGTAGTAAAGCATCACGCCGCGCTGCCCGGTGTACGCCACATGCTGATCGTCACGGTAAAGCACCGCAATATCGTTCAGTTTGTGCTGGCCAGCCAGATCGAGGAACTGGTAAGCCAGGTGTGGCTCGGGTGATTCGATGTAGGGAAGATGCCAGTTGTCGGCAGTCGGCCAGGCATCGTCATCCCACAGGAAAAGATGCTCGCACCCGGCATCCATCAGTGCGGTTAAGCTGGCGTTCTTTGAGGCAACAATGCCGAGTGATGTTTCATGGCGAAGCAGTTGCACGCCGTCGGGTGCTATCGCTGCAGGTTTTGAACCATCATCGACAACCACCACCAGCGCACCGGCGGGAAGATGCTTCATGTGCTGTTCGAGCGCTCGCTTCAGAACTTCAGCGCGCTGGTGTGTCGTTATTGCAATGCCAATCCGCGATGAAATTGCGCAGGCGGGTGCATACGGGACACCATCAATAGTGACCTGCATTTGATTTTCCTTTTAGACGTGAGCCTGTCGCACGGCAAAGCCGCCGAAAGTTAACGGTTTGCCCAGGCTCACAGCTGAAAGACTTTCTTTGATGTGCGCGTGCGATGCGCAGAGGTGTTATTACCAGGAACCTTCGTATGCGATATTCGTCAGCTCATCTGACAGTTCGCTGATGGAGTAAGCTATAGCCATCTTCTGCTCCCTACTGAACGAAGACCATAGATGACGCAAAGATTCGCTAAGATGATATTGCCAGTGCCCGTCACCGCTTAGATCTTCCCAGCCAGCAGGCAGGAGACAGAGCCCGCGACCGTAAAGCTCCTCTTCCGGGGTAAGGGGTGGACGAGCGGCTGCCGTATTTACTGGGCCATCACCCCAATTGCCGATAACTATTTTCCCGCCGCCAGCCATATTGACTGTCATCCCAACCTCACTGATCTCAATTGTTCCGCCCATGAGTTACCTCTCTGTATACTGGTGTAGAGTGCTCATCTGCCCACGAGCACTGGCACAATCAACAAAGGAATGATTTATGAATAAGAAAATTTTCAATGAAATGGTTCTGCTTAATGAACAAACATGGGAAAGGCTATCTTCGATAATGCAAAGTGAAGACGACATAGGTGTAGTCTTACGCCTTCACCTGGTAACCGAGAAAATTATTGAAGCGTGGTGCTGTGCGGCATCAAACAACGTTAATTTTTTTGATGGTTTCGGCGAAAACCTAACTATGTCATACGCAGCAAAACTCAAGCTCGCTACAAATTTTGGTTTGAATGAGTTTTCTTACCAGGAGCTTAAAGTCGTAAACAAAATCAGGAATGCACGCTCCCATCAAATTGATAACTCAGAAATTACCGATGAAGAAATAAATAAACTAATCACCCACATAAGCAAGGGCGATCAAAAAGAGCTAATTGAAAACCCCAAATTTGGCATTCTGGTTGGTGATAAAGGAATACATCTCAATGACGAGGGTATTTCAAATCGCGAAAAGTTCATTGCCTCTATTGCTGCGGTAATTCTCAGGATTGCCAAGCAAGTTAACGACAGCGATAAATTTATAAAATTACTCTAACCATCCATTTTACAGCAGGCGTTCACTGAGTACCTACTGTAATGCTTATCCCTTAGCGGGGATAATGATTGTCTTATCTGCTGGTGGGGATAACCATTATCAAGCCCACCAGCAGGTGAGCTTTGTAATGGCTAACACTCAGTGTCACTTCGGCCAGCTGATAAAAAACATAAAGCCGATGAATGCGAAAAACAGCCCAGCGGCTGCCGCAACAACGATTAGAGTCCAAACAAGAATTGTTCCGATGGTTGCGATCACTTGGACCTCGCTAATTTTGGTTTCTGGCAGTTCGCCTGCCACGCTTTGTTATGCGCCAGGATGTCTTTCTTCGTCTGGCGGTCCATAACGTCGATATCGTGATCGGTCAGGTAGATTGGCTTTACCCAGTCACAGGCGGTATCAACCACCACCGGGACGCTTCCACGTGTCACGCAGCTCGCGATCAACATCGTCATCAGGCATATGGTTAACAGTCTGCTGTACATTGCTGGCCTCTTTCGTTGCTTCTACCCGTCGTTCGGCTACTGCTTCAGTGGCTGCGGCCTTTTCTTCGGTGCGCTGTTGGTCTGCTTTGGCTTCCGCTTTGCTGGTGCCGCGTGAATGGCCAATGCCAAAGGCACCCGCGATAGCAGCCATGACCAGCGCAGCAAGACCAATGATTGTTTCTAATCCCATATCAACCTCACACCAGTACCGTTTTGGCCTGATCGAAGCGCGCGCGACGATCTTCCAGTCCGTTCGTGCCGCCGTTGATAATCTTCGTCACCTGCATCAGGTCGCCGGAATACTTCAGGCATCCCTTAGTAGCAAAGAACCACGCTGCGCTTCTGGCTGCATAAACATCTTCGGCCAATAGCTCAGGCTGCTTAACCAGATCAACCTTCAGGCCGTTCCCGCAATCACGGTAGTTGTTGAGGCCGGTAATCTGGATAAGGCCACGCCCACGGTATAACCAGCCGTCGCCTGGAGCGTTGTTCCCCATGCGTTTGCTGTATACCAGGTTCGCGATGGCGCGTTGTCGCTCAATCGGTAATGTTCGCTCTTCAGGACGACGCCCAAGCGCGTTAGCCTGGTCTGCCGTGAGGCGTCCCGCACGGATGAAGTTAACCAGTCCTGCAATGCGATAGTTGAAGCTCTCCACCAGCAGAGTGAAACCTGCTGATTCGTGCCCAGCCTGAGCAATGAACATGGCCTGGTCTACCGGCTTGGTGATGCCGAACTCTTCCATCGCATCACTGATTGGCTGAAACCAGCGCGCAGCTAACTCGGCGCTTAGACCAGCCGCCTTTTGAAATTGTGATTGGTTCATTAGTGCCTCAGTGCGTCAACCAGGCGCGCCACGTTTCCCCGAGCCCAGAGAACGGCGGCGCATATCAGGACGTTCACCAGCACCACGAACCAGTGCGATTCATGGTACAGGCCGAACAGGTAACGGAAAGGGACGCTGGCGTATACCAGCACCGTGAAATAAGCCATCAGCGATATCAGAGGGCGATGTCTCGCCCCGCCGCGCTGGTAGAACATCAGAGCAATAACGATAACAGCAGATATAATTGCGTTTGCCATCGCGCTCGGATCACTTGTTACCATTGCTGGCCCCTCCACCACGTAAACGCGAGAGAATTCCAAACAGGCTACCCAAATCCTGACTGTTGACGAACGTCAGCAGCTTAATTGCAATAGCAGCTACGATTACCGCGCCAAGCGCATCAAGCGGCCTGTCGCTATACCCCGTCCATTTGGAGAAGTAAGAGCCAAGCAGCGGTGCACCGATGACACCGAAGATAAATGAGGTGATGAAGTAGCCCACCAGTTTAAGGCGGCTGATATTAACCGCCGTAGCGACGTAGAACACCGCACCAGCAAATGCGCCAAACACCACACCGTAATCAATTCCGGTTGCCAGGCCAAACATGCTGGCCCCCATCAGACCGCCAGCCGCTACCGTAGTGCCAGAAACAGGATCGGACATTGAGCCCCCTCTTATTGCCGTGAGTCCTCTCAGAACGAGGGGAAACAAAAAAGGCCGCCCGTAGGCAGCCCTTAAAATAAAAAACCCGCAGCAGTGGCGGGTTTATGTTTTGTTCTGTTGCTCAGTACGCTTTACTGTCCCGAGCATAACACAATTTAAGCACTTTCTTGCTCACTCTGCAACTTAAATCTGTCGCTATTTGTGCCAAACGCATCACAAAGTGGAGCGTACAGGATCGATTCTGCCAAACTTACCCATGTGTCGATTCGGCGTCGGCATGTGATAAGTGTCCAGTCAGGGTGTTTTGCATTCAGCTCGTTGGCCATCTGCAGTTTGCTCTTACGCAGCCGGTGACGGTCAACGATTACGCCATACAACCCACGGTATTCATCATTCATCAGGACCGAAGCAATAACACCATCCACCTTCAGACCCTCTTCATCCGAGCAGAACGCCAGGCCGCTTTTGTTTTTGCTGTCGAGGATTTCGCGCAGGTATGCTTCCAGCTCAGGTTTAGTGATGCCGGATTTCTTCATGCGACGAAGCGCATCGTTGATTGCGGTTTTGGTAATTTTTACGGATGCAAGCAACTGGTTGAACATGTTTCCGCAGGAGCCACCGCCGATGTATGACCATCGGCCCCACATGCGGAGCTTTCCCTGTACCCAGATGCTTTCGAGAGTGCGAAGGCGAACCATCTCGCCGGATTTGCCAACTTCTGAAGGATTGATCATGTTGCGTCTCCACTTACGCCAGTGCGCCGATTGCCAGCGCGCGATCTAAAAACCGAAACAACAGCGTTAACTGGTCGCCGTGCTTCGCTTCAAATGCCACAGGATCAGCGTGCAACTCGTCGTGATGTGCTCTGCACAGCGGTATCACAAACAGGTCATGCGCTTTGGTTCCCATTCCACCCTGCCCGTGGCCTATCAGGTGGTGGGGGTCGTCTGCCGGGTTATTGCAGCAACTGCATTGCTGCGACTTCACCCAGCGGGTGTACTTCTCGTTCTCCCAGCGGCGGCGCTTTGGCCTAAGCATGAAAGATTCCGGTGACTCGGGGTCTACCTTAACGGAGACAACCTTCTTCACCTTCTCCTGGAGGATTTCAGTCGCCGGTAACGACGGAACAATGTTGCTTTCCCTCATTACGGAACTATGCGATTCAGGCTTTATCCTGAGGGCTTTGCTCGCCACTGATTCAGGAATAAGGTCAGCCAGATCGTTGCGTACCATCCACCAGCAGAACTCCGGAAGCGTCAGGGTGTGGTCTTCGCTGAATCCCAGCATAATATTCACCCTTTCGAGTAACCATTTTACCAGGTTCTGCATGGCAATTCCTGCCAGTCTTTCAGTGGTTTGTTCACGAAACTGGTTATCACAACCCCAGCAAAGACGAATGCTACCGGGTGCATGCCGCATCACGGTAAAGTCTCTGGCATGCCAGTCTGTATGAGGCCACTGACATTCAAATTTTCTTTCCAGCCAGGCATCAAGCCCATTCAGGCCACCAGCACGCTGGATAACCCTTTCATTCTCAAAAATAGCCTGCATACTGTCATCATCTGTCAGCGGCTGGTGCGCTTCCGGAATCAGCCCAGATGGCAGGTGCTGGATTGCTTCCGAAGGCTTTTCGATCACCACCCTTCCCTGTCGGAATAACCAGAGCAGTTCGTTTCCGGGGCGGAACAGCACCACACCGGACATCGGAGCAACTTCAGGTGTCAGTATGGCTCTCACGAAATTTGCCCCTTAGCGATATGCTCTGCCCACAGGCCGCCAATCCAGCGCACCCCCTTTGCGGTAAAGCGAGACTGGTTGAAAGCGTAGTTGGTCTGGTTGGTAGTCCCGGTCTTAACTTCAAAGCGCCCTGCTTCGATATGTTTGCTCTTCGGAGTAAGCACGCGGTTAAGTCGGTACATGATGCCGTTCTCAATGAGGAACATCGCGAACTCGGGCTCTTTGGCGTTCAGGAGCTTGGCAACCTGCCGGAACGTCATTGAGCCAGTGGCTTTAACATAGCGATCAACAAATTCAGCCTTAGGCGCTGCTATGGCCAGTTCTTCACTCAGACGTTGCTTCTGTTCTGCAAGGTCAGCGGCAAGGCGTAGTGCTTCAGGAAGTGTTTGAGGAACCACCATCCCGGCCCCGCTCTCTAGTTCCTGCCAGCGGTCAACAAGACGGGCGGTAAACTCCGGGCAGAGCTGCGCGACGATAACGTAGCTATCGCGCTTGTTAACTTCGTAGTAATGGTAAACCTGCTGGTTCTGGTGATGGGTGTACTGCATTGCAGCATACCCCCCAATTACGCCCGAGTTCATCAGTCGCTCGATTGTCACGCAGACGTTGCTGTGGCGAGAGTCGACCAGTTTCGCAATTTCACGGCTGGACATCGTTATTTGCTGCCCCATCGCGGCGCTGTGATGGGTCGGACACATTACGGTGATATTCATCTGATTCATGCTCTTCTCCACTTATCAGGCGGCTGCACCCGCCAGAGGTTCATGTTTCTTGATCGATATCTCTACTCGCCCACCCGGTACCTTCGGCCCCCACTCCACCAGCATTCTCTGCACCTGGCTGTCATCCTCCCAGATACCTGCGTGAGTGAGAGCGTCAAACAGAGCCTTGTTGTAATTGTCGATATCGCGGCGGCGTGCATCTGGCGGAAAGAGAAGGATCTCCACCGCAGCTGGTGACGATGATGGTTTAGGAAGGCAACGCAGCTGCTCAATAATCGCTGCGCAGGCCGCACTCTGATATGCCCTGCCTTTCTCACTGATAAGATGGCGGCCTTTTAACGGCCCCTTGTTTGGAGCTCGCCAGTAGGTGTTTACGCTCGGCGGGAACGGGAGCACCAGTTTCATAAAGTCACTCCCTGCTTTTTCAGCCATTCCACCGCGTTATCTCTGGCCATGTCTCCACCGGATAACAGGCCTTTAATGATCGATACCGGATCAGCATCCAGTTCTGTTTTGACGACGGTAATGCCCCTGGCAGCGCCAGGAGCAATGGAGATGTAACCCTTTTTCTTGAGCGCCTTCACATGCTCAGCAGCAGCGTTCTGCGATGAGCAACCAATCAGTTCAGCAAGCTCTATCAACGTTGGTGGGAAGCCAACCTTTTCGATGTGAACCTTGATAGCTTCATACACTTCACTCTGACGCTGTGTTAATTCGATCATGATTCCTCCCCAATTCGGCCCTTGTAGCGTCCAAAACGACCGTTAAGTCGCCCGATGATGCTGTAGAACATCACAAGGCTCACGCCCATAGGCTTAACCTTCTCGTGATATTCCTTCAGGATCGGCGTTGCTATTGAATTCCACCCTGCAGATGGATTCTCAGTTATGGCTTTCTTAAGCGCGGTGCTGCATTGGCGAGCTACATCACGAACCGCGTTATCCTGCTCGGTTGATAGTTTGATCATGCTGCATGCTCCTGGTTATTTGTCACCGGAACAGCAATGCCGGAAATCAATTCAACCGCAGCTGACTCGGCCTGATTACCCCAATGGTCCCAGCCTGGCGCACCGCAACGGCTAAATAGTTCGATACGCGGTACGTCACCGTAAAGCTTCTCCAGACGGAAACGCGCCTCGGCGGGCTTTTGGCTGTGCTCACCGAGTGGACTGTAGATAACCTGCTTGATGCTGGCGCACTGGCGTTCGAGTCCATTCCCCCTGGTGGCGATCAGCAGGTCTTCGGTATTGGCTCGGGTGTAGTTCCCGCCGTTCATGCGGGTCTGTACGTTCAGCAATTCGAGGAAGTCGTAAAAGTCCTCCACTCCACCAGCCTGAAGCGCTTTGTTAATGTGTTGCTCTGCCAGAGGGTTGAACTTAACCCAGGTGAAGCCCTTCATCGTACGGACCTTAAAGCCCCATGCTTCAGCCAGTTCAATAGCTTCTCGTGTGTGCGTGCCGGTGAACCACATAGCCAGAACAGCATTATCTGCAGCGAGGTCCCAAACCGGTAGGCGCTTCATGTCGATAAGCTTCATCGTGCCGTAGTGGTTGTTGGCCGCACCGTTGCTGACGGTGTTCCCGTATTCCCAGGCTGGGTCAGCGTAAATCAGAGAGTATTTCATCAGACGTTCCTCGCTCGGCCAGCAAGACACCATCCATCACCAGATGGCTTAGCTCGCTGAACCATGTTCAGGCAGCGCTGACGCTCATCAAGAATTTTCCCCCGCATCTCTTCGCTTTTGGAACGGTTGAAGGCATCCATCAGGACCGTGGCGGCCCTCAGGAACAAACCCTTGTCAGATAATTCCTTTGCCTTCTCCATCATCGCAACGACAGCAGGGTTTGGTGCGCTTTCCTGTTTTGGCTCAGGCATCACTTCGGCTTTTTCGACCGGGTAGCGCGGGACAATAGGCCCAATCGGACCAATTGGAGCTTTGGCGTAGTAGCGGAAGGTTGGACGTTCTCCACGGCGTTCTGCTCGTCCCAACATTGCCAGGCGGCATACCGCACGCTGAACACTGTGCAATTCATACTCTGGCAGTGCTGCGGCGATCTCCTTATTCGTCATTCCAGGGTTATTGGCCACGAACAGTTGGATTGTTTTGAGAAAGCTCATGAGTTCGCTCCTCTGAAACCGTTGGGGACTTTGCTGTAGTCAGTGTTCTTGAAGCTGGAACGGAACACGCCATCCTCTCGGGCCCACTCTCCGTTGACGCGAGGAGGACGCCCAGCTTTGGCCCAGCTTTTCGCGGACTTCAGGTAGCCAGGGAATTTGCTAGGCTGGAAAAGAGTCTGTGGGCGGAGATAGGCTGCCATCGTCAGGTCTTCGCTCCACTTGGCGTTGCAGTAGTCCACCACCAGCGATAACTCTTCAACGGTGTAACCTTCCCCGATTCTGGCACGAATGTTTTGCAGCGAGGTTGTTGAAACCTGATATTTGGAGTTAGTAACCTGGTTCAGGTGAACCAAAACCTGTTTAGCCTGATTGGTGATCAACACATCACGGTCTGGTTGCGGCGCAACCGGACAAATAGGTTTTTTAATATCTGTAGTATTCTCTGTTGTATTCTCTGTAAGAACATCAGTGCAATTTGACCTGATGAGAGCGGTTCGTTTTGACCCGATGGAGCGTTTCACTTTGACCTCTTCCATCGGTTCATTTTGACCTGATGGAAGAGTGCATTTTGAACTCTTCGATTTTGTCACTTTGACCTCATCTAAAAGTTCGCTTTCGTAGTTGATCGTGTAGTAGTTAGTCATGTCGCGCTGAGACTTGTTCAGTTGCTCAACTTTGAGTACGCCGAGGTTCTTCAGGCGGGTAAATGTGCGCTTCAGCGTAGACTCAGACCAGAACGGGAACTGTTCCAGCCACTGCTCATTGGTGTTGTAAATCCAGCGCACGCCGTCACGCTCCAGTCCGGAGGTGGTTTCTTTAAGCCAGTAGTTCACCTGCTGCAACGCAATAGCCTCGTTCAGGCCAATGCTGTATGCAAGGTCAGGGTTTATCACTATCGGCCGGGATGGCATCAACAGGCTCATGGTCGTCCTTTAACTCTGTAAATTTACGCTGGAATTGGTCAAGAGGGCTGAAGCACTCATGTTCGTACCCTTCGCGCAGGTATATAACGCGTCGACTCTCAGGCTCCCATCTGATGACACGGACCGGGACGCCGTAGTGGTCTTTGAATCGCCGGTTAACTTCAGCCATTCCTCATGCCCCTTCTCGTTCATCTGAGCAAAAGCCTCTACCATCGCGTTCTCAGGCTGGTAGTTGTTCTCACCAGGCTGGTCGTTTAATCTCTCCACATAGCCGAACGGGGAATCTTTTCCCACCAGTGGAAGGCATCTGAATTGCTTCGCTGGTCTCAAACGGTTTAAACTGTTCATGCGTTAGTTTCTCCACTGAATACGACACGCCACGACGCCCGGAGCTGCACACTCGCGGGCGTCACTTCTTTTGGGTTTTCTTACGGCTAAACAGCGCGACAATCGCGCGGATTTCTTCTTCACGCGCAGCCAGGTGACGGCGGTGATGCTCGTGAATTTCTTCGGCTTCATGTTGCTCAATAACTCCATCCTCAAGTGCCTTCTGGATAATCTGATCAACCTGACCTCGTGCAGCTGCCGTTCTCATTGCGCGCGTAAACAGGTCTACGCGATCGAGGTCTTCCAGCTGCGGAACGTCCACCAGCAGAGCGCCGCGACGTTGCGCGAAGTAATCAGCCAGGAGAGATGTGTTTGAAATGTCTTCCATCGCTTCCAGCTCGTTCACTTCAAAGAAGCGGCAGCCGTTCTTCTCGTACAGGTTGTTGTTGAACTGCGTGACTGACATACCAAGAGCACCGGCCATAGCCTCACGGCCACCTTGGTACGCTTTGCACATCGCTTTCACTACTTCTTTCAGGCTTGGCTCTACCATGTTGTTTTTCCTTTGGTAGTTACGTAATGCTGGTTGCTGGGTTACGGTGTTACTGCAACGTCAGGATCAGCAGGTTTGTTTTTGTTAGGGAATGGTCGTACTTCCTCGGCTTCAATCTTCCCGTCTTCGTTAACCAGGATATTTACCCGGCGATTACGCTTGAGAGCTTTGCTGATTGCGCTTTGGTATACCCCAAGTGCCTCAGCTGTTTTTGCCTGACCGTTTTCCAAAACATATTCAGATAGCGGAATAATCTTCATTGGTTTTCCTCGTGGTTTGCACATAAGGAGTATCACTGTTAGTGATAAATATGTCAACACTAGCGGTGATTGGTGATTATGCCGTGCGGTGATAAATTATGAGAATGAAAAAGAAACCATTGACCGCCGAACAACTTGCCGACGCCAACAGGCTGAAAGCTATTTTTGAGTCCAAGAAAAAAGCGCTGGGGCTCTCACAGGAGACTTTGGCTGAACAAATGGGGATGGGACAAAGTGGTGTTGCGCAGTTACTGAATGGTACAAACGCTATCAACGCTACTCATGCTGCACAGTTCGCTAAAATTCTAGGGGTAAAAGTCGATGATTTCAGTCCATCCCTTGCAGCTGAGATATCAGCAATGTTTGAGGCGATTGCGAACGGAAGAAATCAATCCTCTGTGTATGAATACCCCTTATTAACCGAAGTGCAGGCGGGATCATTTTGCCCCGTTAGTTCATACACAGAACGCGACGCGAAGGAATGGGTTTCAACCACTGTCAAAGCCAGTGATTCTGCATTTTGGCTTGAGGTATCAGGTCATTCAATGACTGCACCTCCCGGAGTTAAGCCAAGCTTTCCTGAGGGAATGCTCATACTCATAGATCCAGAACAAGATGTTGAGCCTGGTGATTTCTGTGTTGCTGGAATATTCAACGATTCAGAAGTTACCTTTAAAAAATTTGTTCGTGAAGACGGGAAGCCCTGGCTAGAACCTCTAAACCCCAGCCCTCGCTATCAGGCCATTGAATGTAATGAGAATTGCAGGATAATAGGCAAAGTTGTTAAGGCCCAATGGCCTGAAACCATCTTCGAATAAGGAGCCAATCGGCTCCTTTTTTTTGCATCTTTTTTCATCTTACTAATCATAAAGTTAACACTATACGTGATATTTTTATCACTACAGGTGTTGACCGTTTAATTACTATTGGTGATACTCATTATGCGCCGGGGTGATGATGTTTAAGGCCATCGGTAGGTTAGCAGTACGGTATATGGCACATGTGCCGCAGCGGTCCGGGGATTCCTTGCATTACTTTTTCCAGATCCAGCGGGTAGCCGGAATGTGCAAGCCAGTTGTGTACGACAGCCAGAGACGTTTCACCAGCGTGGCGATCAGGTGTGACACCTCGGAAGAGACGAGGCCATAACAGGATTGAGCATTGTATTTTGGCTGATTGGTCTAATCGCACCATTCAACGCCAAGATAGAAAAGAATGCAGTGCTCCTTCCGTTGTGGTGAATGGCGGGGCTGACCGCCAAACGGTTGAGAAAAGATAAGCAGGCGAAACGTTCTAAGCGAGCATATGGACTGATCGAACGCGGATGGAACGGGCGGTTACGATATTGAAACACCGCGCCACTGAGCTGGAGTTCAGCACCAGCCACCACAAACGAATCACGTTAGGACCGTGGTAAACCGTAGTAGCTGTACCAGATGCTGTGTGTAGTCTTGGCGGTCGGCAGTTGTGAATGTCCTTAATGTCGACCGCCCCTTTTCACAACTGAAAGCGCGTTCAGCCGGTTCCTTGAGAGGCCTCAGTCGTTAAATCAACCTCAGGAGAACGCGCTCCCAATTGTGGAGAAGCTAACTGGCGGTGGCAGCCGCCCGTTTCACTAAGTGCCCTTGTCGGGTGCTTACTAAAACGAAACCCATTTATGTTTTGTCGCCATCAGGCGAGGGATTCGTGCTACCAAAATTCAGCGCTGTGCAGAGCGCTTATAACACGGAGAAACTATCCATGACGAACACACAGAACGTCACCGAGTTACAACCACGCATGACCAGAGAGCAGCTGATAGAGGCGGCACGTATCGCCGCTAAGTTCCTGCCAGTTGCATCAGCTCAGCTTATGAATGAGCTTGCTAACCGTCTCGATATCACCAGCGTAGTGCTTTGCGAAGCGATGGCGCAGCGTAAGGAACTGGCTGAGCAGAACGCCACCCTGCGTGAGGATGTTACCTGCTGGGCAAAAGAGTGCGACCGCATCGAAGAGCGCCACACCAAGACGCCTACCAACATGCACTTGCTGGAAGCTCAGCGCGAACTTCGTGAACTGTCCCCGGTTGTCATTACCCTGAATAACGAGGTAGCTCTCTAATGGCTAACTCATTCAAGCAAATGACCAAGTCAGGTCTGATTAAGCGTACCGATACAGGGATGTTTATCAGCCTTGACGATATTCATGTTCGCGAAGGCTTTAACATCCGCGAAGACGATGAGCGAACTCGCCTCGCTAACGATGACTTATTCGATTACTTGATGAATGGTGGCGTCGTTCCGCCAATTGAAGTTGTACCACGTGACGAGGGTGGAGTTTACATCGTTGAGGGTCATCGTCGTCACCTGGCCTATCAGCGGTGTCGTGACGCAGGAAAGCCAGTTAATCGAATTCACATCATGCCCTTTTATGGGAATGACCTAAAGCAAAAGGCACGTATTTTCACGAGCGCAAGTCAGCTGTCCTTGTCCCCTATCGATCAGATTAATGGCATACGCGATTTTGCACCATTCAACCTTACTCCTGCTGAAATAGCGAAAGAGATCCACAAGTCAGTGGCCTGGGTAGAAAAGCTGATAGCTCTTAGCAATGCAAATCACGACGTTCAAAAGGCTGTTAAGGCTGGAGAAGTATCAGTTGATGTGGCCATAGACCGCGTGAAAGAGTTCGGCGAAAAGGCCGGCGAGGTTCTCCAGAAGGATAAAGCCTCTGCTGCAGCCAAAGGTAAAAAGAAAGTCACTCGTAGCGTCATAGCGCCAGAAATTAGCGTTAAGAAAGCACGCCGTCTTGTTGAGCTGATTAGCCTGGCCGGGATAAGTGACACAGGCGTTATATCTCTCGAAGGTTTGGCTCATGCAGAAGTCCTTCAAATTATCGACGAGCAAAAAGCTATCGCGGCTCAACGTACTGGAGAGCAGAAATGAAATTCACATTGAAAGAAATGAACGGCCTTCTTAATGGAAAATGCCTCCCATCTGATCTGATCGTTGGCGAAACACTTGCCGAGTATCTGGTTCGTAAATTCTCAGAACTTGAGCAGCGCCTCATCGAGTCAGAGCGCTACGGCCGCCAGACTGATATCACAATCGATAATCTGGAGATGAAGCTGGCGCAGATGGCAGCGGAGAATGCGGGGCTGAATACCTTCGTTGATGCGTTGCTCTCCATCGCCTGGCAAGGTGGCTCAGCTGATGGTGCGGACATCCAGGATTTAGCGCTGAAGCATGGTCTGCTTCGTCAGGAAGTCTACTCTGCTGATGAGCACGAAACACTGGTCGATGACCCGGGTAACTTCGAAGACGGCGATCCGGTTTACTTCCGAGTTGAAACCCCGGCGACCGACGCTTTCCTGGCTGAAGTGCGTGCGCAGGGTGTGGAGATGTTTGCTGCCAGCCTGAAGGTTGTCGGTGGTCATGAGCATCCATATTCAGCGGTAGCCAACGAGTTCGCCGCCCAGCTTCGCAAAGGAGTGCAGTCATGAGCAAAGTAACTTTCGTCGTTGAGTTTGAGGATGGTAAAGAGCCGGCAGTAAACGCTGCTATGACAATCTTTGGTGGAAAGCTCTCAGCTGTTTCATGGAGTGATGCGCTGGAAGACAAAACATTCTCCGTGCATGAATGCCTTCCATCCCCCAATGACACTGTTCTGCTTTTCGATTCAACCGGTGAAGGATGGCTTATTGGTTGGCGCTCAATGTGGATGACATTCGGGCAGAAAGAGACTGGAAGTTGGCAATGGACTTTCCAGAACGGTGATATCGATATCGACGATGTTGTTATCACTCACTGGGCTCCAATGCCAGAGGAACCGGAGGCCGCCCAATGAGCAACATCGACAAACATCCGTACCACGCTGACGGTGGCGATATCGGAACCGGCCGCATCAGAGAGATTGCCGATAATCCATACGGCGATGAAGAGAAATGCTGGCTGGCGAAGCGAGTGATCACACTGCAGGCTCAACTGGGGGTAGAAGTTCTTTCAAAAGCAGCTATCGATGTACTTACGGAGAGACAACGGCAGCAGTCGGTTGAGGGATGGACTCCTGAGCATGATGGCCAGTATGAAGATGGTGAACTGGTTGATGCCGCTGCGTGTTATGCGCAGGATTCAAGTCTTTGGGATTGTGTTGGTGAGCCGCCATGCGATTGGCCGTGGCCCGATGAATGGTGGAAACCTTCAAATGACATGCGCAGAAACCTGATTAAAGCGGGGGCGCTGATTCTGGCAGAAATAGAACGGCGGGATCGCGCTGCTGACGCCAGTAAAGGAGAGTGATATGGCTCGCTTTATCGCAGTTATTCACGGTTGGTTCGTATCCAGTAACGGTTTCAATGTCGTTGAACTCTCCGCTACAGAACGTGAAGAGGCAGAAAAAGAAGCCGTATTCCTCTGTCACCGGCGTGCCGCGACTTTCGACAAATGCGCGCATGTCGTGATTGAAATTGGTGAGGCTGAGATATTAAAAGCCCCTCGAAAACTAACCATTCGCGAACGCCTGATGGGGAGGACTAACCCATGAGCACTATTACCAAAGAACTGGCAAAGCTGTTCAGAAAAATTACGAATTCTGAAATTGATGCGGAGGGTAACGCTCATGTTGTTTTATCTCCTGCTGATAGCCTCCTGATTAATAATGCGCGTATCGCGCTGGCATCGCTCGAAGCGGAGCCTGTGCCGGAATGGACAAACGAGCAGTGTCTGGAGTTCCTGTCTATCGCTTTCCGGCATGCAGAAATTAACGGCGACCTTCAGCTGGACGATATCCGCCTGGGTGTGAAGATGGTTAATGGTAGCCGCGCCGCCATGCTTCAGGGTGCCGAACAACAACAAAACCAACAACAAAATATTCCGGAAAATATTCCATTCGAGCAGTGGCTTTCGCAGCAGACAGGCACCATTGACGTCGAATGTGGATGCGTGATGACGGAGGTATTTTTCCGCTGGTTGCGCGTTGCGTATGAGGCTGGCAACTCTCCGGTGATTCCGGATGGTTGGGTGGCTTGCAGTGAGCGGATGCCGCCACAAGGAGAGCCGTTGCTTGTGTGTTCATCTGGAGGAGTCGTGCAACGAACTGTGTACGGATTTGACGGAGAAAATTGGCTCGATTGGTATGAGCAATATGACCCGGTTAAATCTGAGCTTGGGGATTCTTGGATGCCACTACCAGCAGCACCGCAGCAGGAGGTGAAGCCGTGAGTAAATCCGAAGCTTTTAAATACGCAATGATAATTGGCTTTGGATTAGCCGCTGGCATTCACCTTTACGTAGTCTGGGCATCTCTTCTTGAGCTTGCCTGGGGTGCGGTTAAGGGAGTGTTTAATCATGGCTAACCTGCAGCTTGCTGTTAACGGTGAATACTTCGACCAGATGAAGTCCGGCGAGAAAACCGAAGAGTATCGCCTGGTTAATCCGTACTGGTGCCGCAGGCTATCGCATGGCCATAACCAGCAATTACCGCGGCGCTTTTACCGCCTGATTATCACCCGCGGCTATCCGAAGCGTGATGACCTGAGTAAGCGCATCGATGTTCCATATGCTGGCTACGAGGTTAAGGTGATAACGCACCCACACTTCGGTCCTGACCCGGTGAAGGTCTTCGCTATCAGGGTGAATATCCATGCCTAACCCATTCGACGCAATTATGTTCGTGCTGCTTGCAATCGGTGCCCTGCAGCAACTTGGGTGGCTGCCATGGTGAGCAAACTTAAGCAGCGGCGCTTGCGCCGCCTTAAAGCCGACGTGGCCTGGTGGCGCGAAGAGGCAGAATACGGAAACCGCCGCATTCTCGAACTGGCCGGGGAAATCGACAGGCTCAAGAATTTGGTTATCCGCGTACCCATGCCGGTGCTCATACCTAAAGAGATGGCCCACCAGCTTTATTACACCGAAACAAAAAGATGTCGTACCTGCAATGATGGGCTCCGTGGTGGTTGTTCATCATGCATTTTCTATAAGAGATAGCCGGGTGCAGCCGGTTAAGTGGAGAGCTATACGATGAGCGGACAAAGCCAACGTTTTCTTACCCCTGATGACCTCTATCAGCTTACTGGATATCGCCGCCCTTCTCTTCAATGCAGAGCACTGAAAGAAAGCGGAGTATTTTTCGTGCCTCGCAAAGACGGTAGACCAGGAACAACGTGGGACCATGTTACCAACCCTGCTGGTCTTAAGCTGGTAGTGAACAAACCAGAGGAAGAAGAACCAAACTTTAAGGACATGTAATGTCAAGAAACCGCAAAAATCCAGATGATAACTGGATGCCGCCTCGCGTTCGTCGGGGAAAATCAGCCTATGAGTTCAGAGCACCAGACGGGAGAACAGTTAGATTGTGTAATCACGATCTGACTAAGGCTCAAGTCTGGGCGGCTTATGAAAACTTCATCAACGATATCAAGGTTGGATCTAATTTCCATGCTCTTTGCGAAGAGTTTTTTAACTCTGGTGACTTCCATGAGCTGGCAACAGAAACAAGAAAGGACTACCGGAAATATGGCACTAAGGTGAATGTAGTTTTCGGAAAAATGAAACCAGAAAATATCAAACCGGAACACATCCGAAAGTATATGGACAAGAGGGGTGTTAAGAGCAGGGTTCAGGCGAACCGTGAGAAAGCGTTTATGTCGAGGGTGTTTAGGTGGGCTTATGAGCGTGGAAAAGTGAAAATGAATCCTTGTCAGGGCGTGAAGCAGTTTAAGGAGCAGGCTCGCACCCGGTATGTTACTGACAAAGAATATGATGCACTTTTCAGTGTTGCTTCATTACCAGTGAAGATTGCTATGGAATTAGCCTATTTATGCTGCGCACGTCAGGGGGATATTCTGGATCTTAAGAAGAGTCAGATCCTTGATGAGGGTATTCTAATTCAGCAAAGTAAAACGGCAGTAAGTCAGATTAAAGCATGGACAGAGCGCCTATCAAATACAATCTCTCTGGCAAATTCACTGCCATTAAATAACGGAATGGTTAGCCTGTATGTGATCCACCAGCAGTCTGGATCACGTTATACCCGAGACGCCTTCAATGCTCAGTGGATGAAGGCAAAAAAGGCGGCGACTGAGAAATTTCCAGAGCTTGAATTCACTTTCACGTTCCATGATCTGAAAGCCAAGGGGATATCTGATTTAGAAGGAACGCTTCATGAGAAACAGGAAATTTCAGGTCATAAAAATGCATCACAAACGGCGAGATACAACAGGAAAATTTCTGTGGTGCCAGTGGTCGGGGGGCAGTAA